CTCCGGATGCAAATTTATGCCTTGATGCATTCATTAGAGAGGGAAAAATACTGCCGTCAGACACGGTTGCGCGTACCTTAGATGCTCGCTCATACAACGGCAAAGGAATAGCGATTATGGACATTGAGACATCGCTAGTGCCGATCTTGAACGTGATACATCTCGATAGTGTTTATTCGGATGTCATGCTGCAATTTCTGAATAAGAACGGATATTATTGCATCGTCAACAATAGTGCGACTTTCTCGAACGTGACAATACAGCGATCATGTCAAGCTCAAATGGCTGAAATCGAGCCTATAACGCATGAGACGGTAAGCGGTCGGATGAATCTTTGTGGTGGTTTTAAGTGGCCGTGGCAAGCACAAAAACAACCAGCGACCACACGGTCACTTGGGAGTTATATTTCCGAGATTCCCTGTATTCCTTGATAGAGTGTTTTTCTCAACCTCGACGGAGGTAACAACAAAACGAGGGTTGTCATGCGTGACAGCCCTTTTTTTAAAGGAAAAATCGTCATGAAAAAATATCGAATAGTGTTTCGCGGTGAAGTAAAAATCTATGCGGAATCGCCGGAAAAAGCAAAGGAAGCCGTCAAAATGATGCTCTATGATATGTATCTCCGTAATAACATTGACTATAGAGAGGGCAAATATCGGTTGATTGTGGGTTATGAGATCGAGAAGAAAAAAAATGAATAAAAATCTCGGTCTATTATGTCAATGATTATATAGCTTTATAGAATAATATCTATGGAGCTAAATTTTTGTCGTCAAATAGCCGATAAGCAGTATGTGAGTGGGGAGGGCAATAACGCCAGACGAGAAAAAAAGGAGTGAAACAATGAAACGGATGAAAGACAAATCAGTTATGTCAGGAGTTAAAATTTTGGGCGAATTAAAATTTGTTGAATCAAATGGCGTGTTGAGCGTATATCGATTGATCGGTGATAGTTATGTTTTTATCGGACGATTGAAGAAAAAAGCAAACCAGTCAAATTATAGTCTTTATGACGATGCCTCTCGATGCTTAATAACATTGACTATAGAGAGGGCAAATACCGATTGATAGCCGTTGGTGTGGGTAGGAAGGCAATAACGCCAGTCGAGAAAACAAAGGAGCTTGTTATGCGTAACAGATTTATCGGAAATAGTTATGAAAGAGCGTCCATGGTTGAGGTTTTTGGTGGAAAAATAATCGATGCGTTGGATAAACAGTGTCCTCAAGCGACGAATCGAATCATGGATGGTGTTGACGAAATTGTAGAATTTGCATCTTCAGTAATTGCAATAAATGACCTTGGAGAACGGTGTATTTTGATAGCATACTACTACCAGCATGATCCAATTGAGGTTGATGATTTAGCCGATCTAGAATGGGAAATTGACGATTACAGTTATGACTATTTATAATTGAGATAGTGAGGAACATAGATAACCGCCATTCCATTCGCGACAAGGATGTCACCCACCGACCTTTCGTCAATCCAAACACACGATAGTACTCTACCAAAGCTATCATGCCTCTTGTAATCGATTGTTACTGCTTTACCCAGTAGTAGGTCGGTCGCGAATTTCTTAGCTTCAATTCCGGCTTTGCTCTTGTGTGACATCTCAGGACAATTCACGCCAAAGAGCCGAATCCTGATTGTGATTTTAATATCGAAATCAAGATCAACTACTGCGTCATAAGTATCACCGTCGACCACGTTCGTTATCAATGCATTGTGGAACATAAAAAAACCTCGGATATAATATGTTTTAATTTATTATAGCCGAGGTGAAACAATGAATATAAATAATATACTATTTTTTTGTTGGAATAGAATCAACTTTTTCAAGTTCTACTTTTTGAACAGGATAGTTGACTACCACCGATTTATTGGATTCACCGCACTTTGTTGTGGCGTGAATGATCAAAGTCTTTGTCTGATTTGGCTTGTATCTCACTCGTGAAGTTGTCGGTTTGGCTCCGGCTTCAAATGCTGGCAATGCGGTCCAGTAGTAAGTTGTTTCAGGCCTCGGAGCCATCCCTAGAATTACGGTCGCGCCGGATCTGAGGGAAATACTAGCTCCCGTTCCGGTCGATGCGTATGGTTGAGGAGTGCAATCAGGAGTTGGAGGTGGCGCGGGTGGCGGTACTGGCGTTGGGTCCGGACTTGGCGGAGGAGTAGGGTCCGGTGAGCCGCCATCGAAAACAATAAAATTTGCTTGTGCTCCGATCCCATCGCAACCATATGGCCAGTAGCCATATCCGGACATTCCCCAGCTAGTACCCCATGAATTTCGCATGATAAAAATGCCTTGAGCATCGTCCCATCCGACTAGGTTTACAGCATGGTTGAGCTGTGGGTTTCCACTTTGACAACCATTAAAAACACCGTTGCGATATGAACCCCATGAATTTGAGGCGCTCACTCCTACAGAAATTGTCCCGTATTTATAAATCGCTGCTTTCAAATCCTCGATTGATGGCTTGTTACCGCCAGCAAGATACGACCACGATGTTATTTTTTCGTGGTAAGTAAGACTAGGCTTACATGAGCCATTGGTAGCAGTATAAGGCATATCGGCTTGATTTACACCGCCCTTGGGCGACATATGCATATTGTGAGCTTCGAAGAAACCACCGTTGCACGAATAGCCGTAAGGATTGCATGACACCATATATTGTTCGCTAAGATCGCGTGGAATGCCCTTAATTGCTAGTGCGTCTTGGAATGTCGTCGCTATACTGAACGCCCAGCAACTTCCACATGAGCCTTGATTCTCAATTGGCGATAGCTTGTAAAGCGCTCTGAGATCATACGAGGCTGGCAGTGCTACCATTCCCAATTCTTTTTTGACTGACCGGACTTCACGAGGAGCGAAGGTTTCTGGAATTTTTAGGCCAGTGTAGTAAGTTTTTCCTCCACGTTTTCCGTCAGTGATTTTTAATTTGTAATCTTCGGCACAATTTGCCTTATGGGAACATCCCGTGAAAATAAGCGCAAAACAGATAAACCATAACCATTTTTTCATCATAATTCTCCTTTTAAAATTGTCTTAATTTCGGAATATACCACGGATCGGTTACATCATCAAATTGCCACAACTTGTCGAGGCTGAAGTTGGGACATGATTTGAAATGATTGAACCAATTGTGCGGTAGAATATTGGGTTTATTTATTTTAAATTGCTGGCATAGATTCCGACATAGCTGCCATGTTGAATAGTATTGATCTTTTGTAAAGTTGTGTTCTCCGGATAAACAGATACCAATCGAAGCGTCATTGAAATGCTCGCAATGCGCTCCCACTTGATATAATGGCCTACCAGTCTGAACTATTCCATTCGATTGCTTTATAAAAAAGTGGTAACCAACATCAATAAAACCTCGTTTTAGATGCCAGTTTCTTATCACTGATACATCGTCGTGAGCTGGAATATCCGAGGCGCTGCAATGAATTATGATGGTATCAATTGCGCGGATATCTCTATTAAGTTGTTTTTCTTTTTTCAGCATTTTTTGAAAAATTCATCTAATTCAATTGGGTCCATAACCTCACTAAGAAATGTTTCATCATTAGCGTAAATAGCCCTTGCAAAGCTTGTCATGCGCTTTTTAGTGGCTTTAATTTCCTCGGTATATGTGTGGACTAGTGATTTTTTATCTTCGATCCGCTTGTCGAGATGAATCTGTAAATCGGTCATTTTTTTGGATAGAAAATCAATTTGTGAAGGTTTCAACTTATTTCCCCTAAATTTAGAAAGTCCCAATTAGCTACATTTATTTTATGGTAGTGAAAGGCTCCGTATCGCGCAATATGAAATGCATCAACAAAGCCATCCCAACTTTTCTTTATCTCAGCATTTGGATTTAGCCGAACAAATGAAGCCATGGAACGTTCTTTGGCCGTTCCTTCGTCGGTTCCGATATGTGCTAGACTTTGCCATTTGGTTGGAGTGAGGAGCGTTGTCGGTCGATTGTAGAAATGTGCTAGGATTTGCCCGTAATTGATGCCAAAGGCAAAGATCGGTCCGGCTCCCCAGCCGCCTCTACCGATAACTTTTTCGATGTAAATCATATCGACGTTTTCGAACCTTTCGAATCGTCTATTTAGCAAATCGAAATCGACAATCTTGTCGGCTCGGTATGGAATAGGTGACCACGAAATTAGGTTTTTTTCAGATTCAATTAAGACGATTGCACCTTTAAAACCCACGTCAATGCCGACTATACGCATGATAGAATCCCTTAGAAAATTACTGGTTTAAAAGGGTATAGTATATATTTTTGTATTGATTTTAAAGAGGTATCTTTTTTGGGTTTTTTTTTGTGGGAAACTTAGCTATGGTTGGGCCACAACTAAAGTCCCCCATCGAGTTGTATCGAAATATAGTACCTAAGCTCTCGACTACCACCACGATGCGCTAGTCATATCTCTAGTCGACCGTGACAGTCAATAGATTTATAGACTGGAGACAAAAAAATTATGGAATCAGGTTGGTTTAAACATCAGAGAAATTGGATAGGCTCTTTTGACACATTATACATAAAGAATGATCTTGTACTCTTCAATATTTTCCTCCACATTTATTCAAAAGCAAATTACGAACCCGTTGAAGGTGTCGGAGTAGGTCAGACTGTCATGTCTATTTCAGACATTTATCGAGCCGTACCTCTCGTTTCAAGAACACATTTAATACGCCATTTAGGTACGTTGGTTGACCTAGGTCGTATTAGTATGATCAAAAGTGGCTCAAAAAAGACCGGAGGCTTTTTGTTCACCGTAATTAATTTTGAAAAAAATGATACAAAAACACCGAGAAAAAAACCGATGGTTAATAAAAGGTTATTAAATCATCAAAAAAATGGTTATGAAAATGGTTATGAAAATGGTTATGAAAATAAAGCAGATAACCCATTTGAATTATTTGACAATATGGATGACTGTGGAAATCAAATGGTTAATAAAATGGTTAATAAAATGGTTAATAAAATGGAGAATAAAAAATTTGAAAAAGGTTATTATCCGGATGTTCTATGTATAGAAGAAGAAATTAAAGAAATAACTACTATAGCAAATTCTCATGTCGACCTCATCGAATACTGGAATTTGAAGCTAGTCAATTTGTCGCACATAAATCTGAAGCTCCTCGATCCCAAAGGCAAGCGAATGAAGTCAGTCAAAACGGCACTAGACAAGGTCGGTCTTGATGATTTAAAAAGGTCCATTGATATGATCGCCGAAAGTGATTTCCTACTATGCCGGAATCAACCAGCTCCACATGATGTCAGAAAGCCTTGGAAAGCGGATTTCGATTGGTTCATTAAGTTGGACAATGTCGCCAAGATCCTTGAGGGGAAATTTTCCAACAAAAAGCTCGATGTCAAAAAGCCAAAGAGCAATTTTATTTCTGAGGAGGATTTGAATGCCGAGAGGGATTTAAAAAAGCATGGAAGAGTATTAACACCGCAAGAGCGAATCGATTTTAAACAAAAGGAGGAGGACGATGCGATACAAAGAAAATTAGCTTGGAAAAAGACATGTGAAGATCCAGATTTTTTACCGAATTAAAGGAAACCTATGAATAACAATATAGTCCAAATAAAAGAGCTTGAGACAATAATCATGAGACATCTTGCCGCCAATGATCTAATGGATAACCCATTTAAAGACAGCATAAAGCACAAGGCGATTGAAGTGGCGATTTTCATGAAATTAAAAAAGATGCACTTTATCACGCTGGCATATCAAGAAACGTATTCTGCTTTTTTGAATCTTCATTCGTCTGGCAAGGAAATCAATCTTTTGAACCTTTATGAAGTAATTGAAAATAAAATTGTCGATACGGATATCCTTGACATCTTCGATCCTCATCCGAATACCATGAATTTGGTAGGATTGATAAGCGAGCTACTATATGGTTCGTGGCTCCGTAATGTAGCCTCGCAGATATATGAAATTTACAACGATGCGGACAATTGGAAACCATGGAATACAAAAACAGAAATACCATCAATATTAAAAAACATTGGCGAACCGCCTTGTTTTATCCCAGAAATATCCTCGTCCTTTCACAAAGGATTATCGCAAGACTGGTCTAAAAACATGAAGCTAAAATCATTTGGAGATAAAGAAACACAAATAAAAACTAGCTTCACTGCAATCGATCTTCATTTGAATAACCTTATGGCTGGCAAGTTTATCGTTATCGCTGCACTAGCAGGTTGTGGAAAAACCGCGCTAGCAACAAATATCTGTCTGAATATTGGAAAAGACTTTGAGCCGTGTCTTTACATTACGAACGAAATGGACCGATATGAAATTTATGACAGGATGATTTCGACACAATCAAAAGTTGGATTTATCTCGATCCACAAAAAAGAGGTCAAAGACGAGGACAAAGAAAAAATAAGTAAAGCATATTTGATTTTAAAAACTTTACCGATTTCGATCTGTGATGATTCCAATGGTAGTTGGGAAAAAGCCGAAGCAGCAATTAGGCGCTATAGCAAGTATGATAAAATTCGTGTGGTTTTCTTGGATTACTTACAGCAATACCATCTCGACAAAAAATCACAGTCGCGTGTAGCGGAGCTGACAGAAATCACCGCACGCATTAAATGCCTTGCCATGGAATTGAAATTGACGATGATAGTTATGTCGCAGATGAACCGAGCGATTTACAGCCGAGATGATAAAACGCCAGTGCTGGCGGATTTGAAGGAATCGGGATCGATCGAGCAAGATGCCGACAGTGTTATTTTTTTGCAGGATGCCGGAAAAACTGTCACCGCTGGAAAAGAGCTTACACGGATGAAAGTCTTTGTTGAAAAAAATCGAAGCGGCACAAGAGGCGATTTCGAGATGACGGCCGATCTGTCAATAAATAAATTCTTCTCGGTGTGAGCTGTCAGATGGCCGTGAGGATCGAAATCCTTGCTGCTAGTTGATTTCTGTGGCCCTAGTCTTAGTTGTTCATGTCGAAATAGCAAAGGCGCTTAGAATCGATTTTAGACGTGTTTTAGAACCATAAGCCAGAAAGGTACAGTATGTTTGTGAAAATCAAAGACGATCAATATGTCAATTTAGACCGTGTGAAACTAGTACATCTCATGTGGCAAGATATTGTTTTTCTCATATGTGACCAAATTGCTTACGATATTGGAGAATCTACCGTTACTTATGCGGAGTATCAGACAATCCGTCTCATGTTCGAATCGTCGATTATGTCAAATAGTCTTTATTTTGATGCCTATTCGTACGTCACAAAACCAGTATCGAGGAGCGAGGCATAATGTCGCATCAATACCGACAGGACATTGCCGACATTATGAAATTGATGCCTGTCACGGAGCTACAAGTTTTGGTTTATCATTATGTCCACGAGATCCTCTGGCGAAATCATGGTAGTCGGACCGAAACAGCCAAAGAACTAAAAATTAAAATCAGGACAATGACGAGCCGTGTCGGAGAATTGAAAGTTTTAAAATATCCACTTCAAAAAATATCAAGAGGAATGCAACCAAATAAGGAGAAAACAATGAAAATAGGTAGATCGTACGGTGAAAAAGTTTTAAGAGATAACAAAGGTTTTTTGCTTGGGGTTTTTGTTGAGGACGAACAAAATTATGTTCGAATACAAAGAACCGATTATGACCGAATAGACTACTATCCTACCACTTCTTTCAATGCAGCTCGGATTCGATCCGAGCTTTTAAAAAAGGAAAAAAACAATGACTGAATCACTATTGACCGATTTGCTAAGTCACTTGACTGCCGTGTCGAATATCACTTCGAAGGCTTTGCTTGATGTCAGAGATGCTTTTGACAAAGAGCGAGAGCTTGCCCGTGCCGATGAATACCTATCGCACGAGCGTTATCTCCTCGCAGCAATAAAGGATTTGATTGATACCGAGGCCGACAATGTTCCGGTGGTAACTAAATGAATGTAGTTATTCTCACGAGCGAGGAGCTTGATTATTGTGAGCTACTTGCAAATAATCGAATTAAGATGCACTTAAATTCGGGGAGAATAAGCAACCGAATCACGGATGATAAAGTGCTGCAATATACTATTCTAGGATTGAAAGGAGAACTTGCAGCGGCTAAATATCTCGGTGTTGTTTGGGATGTCACGACCGATGCCACGGACGCTGAATTTAAAGCTAAGGCGCATTGTGGGGATGTCTCAGGTTATGAGGTAAGGACGACTAAATATTCTTTGCCTTATTTGCCAATAAAAACCTATGATAAACACAATTCAATCTTTATTTTGGTTAAGTCTAGAACTTATAATGAATTTGAATTGCTTGGATGGGCGTATGCTCATGAATGCAGAAAAAAAGAATATTGGAAGGTTTACGATAATGGTCAGGGATGTCATTGCATGCCTAGAAATAATTTACACGAGATGAATGCTTTGAGGTTATTAAATGAAATACTATGCCTTTGAAATGAACGAATGGGTGAAAAATGATAAGTGATACTTTTAATAAGTGCGAATTTTCTTATTATGTTGAGGCTGATGTTCCAAATTTTAGGACCGTTAATTGGAATAATTGTTATAGATGCGAAAGCTCTTATTGGGTTGGATATGATTGCTTTTGCAAAAAGTATTCTTTCCAATTTAAACTGAATCCTTGCTATTATGTTTGTGATGGCTGGGAACATGAGAAGGAGGGGGAGAAATGAGCCCAATAGAAAAAAAAAGATATTTGGGTGATGGTGTCTATTCCGAATTTGATGGGCACCAAATTAAATTAACCACATCAAACGGACATGATTCGTATGCTGCTAATGTGATCTTTCTTGAACCTGAAGTGGTTAATAATTTATTAGACTATATTAAATGGGTTACTTCATATCGAAATCTAAAGATTGAACCAGAATTTAAGAGTGAGGAGTATAAAATTGAATATCCGGTTGTAACAAGTGACTATATAAAAGATGCCATAGAAAGAAATTTTGGGGGTGAAAAATGAGCTTTAGGGAAAAAATCGAAATAGGCAAACTTGATAGGATATTTTTCATATGGCCCACAATTGTGTATAACAGGCAGGGGCTTCTTTTTGGATGGTTTTGGTGGGGTGTAGCTTTTTACAAAAAGACCGAAATTGAGGAAGCTACTTAGATAGTTAAAAAAACATCACCGTATTGGGAGCATAAGTTTTGAATGATTCCATAGAGGGTTTAAATTTTAGAAGTGTGGAGATATTCAATTGTACTAAGTGCAAGCATTTATCTTCATACTTATTTTATAATAGAGAGTGTTCTTCTACAGGTTATATTTTTTCGCTTAACTTAAATAATCCAGAAACAACCCTTTGCGATAATTTTGAAGAATTATCAGCATGTTATTTATGTAAGATTGAAACCTATGATCTGTACTCTCATCATATTATTCCAGTATCTATGGGCGGTAATGAATTAAAATATTCTGGAAGCAATTTAATAGACATATGCGGAATTTGTCATGGGATACTACATAACAGAGGAGATATGTCTTATCTAACAGCATTTGAAAAAAAGCATGACATGTCTTTTTTAGAAGCAATAAAAGATCTGGATAATAGATATTCAGAGGCAGATATTATGGATATGCTAAAAATAAACAGAGCATTATTAACTACGTTGAGAAGAAAGAGCGGGCTACCATGTGAATCAGATGG